GAGATTAAATATTCTCGGGAATTAGTTAAAGCGATTGAGCAGATTACATACCAGTATGGAGACGGCATCGTGCCTAAGTCTGTTTTCAATGCATACTTGAAACTAAAACACCACCATGATGTTAAACTTGAATCGGAAAATCTATGATATTAGATTTATTTAAGCCCACATTTGATTGGATCAAAGATGACTACCGTTCTCATCCTTTTCGCTTTGCTGCCGAGCTTCTTGCTTGGGCTATTAGTATTGGGTGTAGTATTACTATGGCACTTACCGTACCAACTCCTCCCCTCTTGGCTCTATATCCTATTTGGATTACTGGCTGTGCTATCTATGCTTGGGCTTCTTGGACTAGGAAATCTTTTGGCATGCTGGCTAACTACCTATTGTTGACTACCATTGATACGATTGGTTTGATTAGAATGCTTATGTGATGATTAATGTATTCGGCGAAAAAATTGAAGAAAAAACTTTTCTTATTCCTATGCAAAGTTTAGAACTTAAAGAATTTTTGGGAAAAAGATTTCAAGAAATATTCCAAACCGAAATATCTAATATAATTCAACCTTTGAAAAAATATTTAGACAAAGGATATCCATTAAGTTTAGGAAAAGAAATATGGGAATATGTTGTTTGTGAAAGTTTGGAGAATTCCATTTGGTCAGGTGCTGGCAACTCAATTGTTGATGTAAGTTATAATAATGTAGGTTGTGATGTTAAATCTATAAGTATATTAGATGGGTCACACACAACAGAAGCAAGTTTATATCAGACGTTTAAAGAAACCACATCTTCATATTTTTATGATAATAATTCCAATTCTCTTTGGTCACTATTTGTAGATGGCTGGCAAGATAAAGTTTGTTCTGTAAAAGACTATCGTTTATTGATTATAGTTAGAGATAAAAATTCTATGGATTGTTCTATCTGTGGTTTTAAACCAACTGGAGATATAGTTTTATATTCCGATGACAATTACATTTTATCAAAACATTATATGAAAATAAACTCTCTTATAGACTATGATTTCGCAGACATTAAAATTTATAAAAGTAAAACTCGCCTGGAAATAAGACTTAAAAGAAATTTTATCCAGAATTCCAAATATTTTTTACCAATTTTTAACTATAATGAATCCTTTTGAATATGTAAATGAGATCCTGCAGGGTAAAAAGCAGATGATTGTAGATGATGCGACTGAGAAGTCCTATGAGCCATATCTGGTGAATCGTGCGCTTTCCTATCACAAGGACTGTATCATGTATGCTAATGAAATGAATCGTAGGTCTCTCCTAGACAAGAAACTACAGAATGACTATTTACTAAATATAGTTAGGTCCAAGAAAAGACCTTTCAATAAGTGGGTTAAGGCTGAAAAAAGTGAAGATATAGCATGTGTAAAGACATACTTCGGTCTATCCGATTCTAAAGCCCGTGAAGCCTTGCGCCTACTTAGCGATGAACAAATCCAAGAATTAAAAGAAAAAACCGATATCGGTGGATTAAGGAAATGAAATGGTCGACTTATCAACCTTTGTTGAGGTGACGCTAAACGAACACGATGACTTTTTAAAAGTGAGAGAAACGCTAACCAGAATTGGTGTATCCTCACGTAAAGAACGGGTTCTATACCAGTCTTGCCACATCCTACACAAGAGAGGGCAATACTATATTGTCCACTTTAAAGAATTATTCGCACTAGACGGAAAACCATCTAGCATCATAGATAACGATATTGAAAGGCGAAACGCAATAGCTAAACTCCTAGAAGAATGGGGTCTAGTTAAGATTGTTAATCCTGACATTATGGTAGACAAGATTGCTCCGATACATCAAATTAAGATTATATCTTACAAAGAAAAAGATGAATGGGAACTAGTCAGCAAATATAACATTGGAAAGAAGTCTCAAGAATGATTGAGGTGAACTATGAAAAAAGTGAAAGAAAAAATTACAGAGTTGAAAAACATCTACACTGGTGAGATTGTTTGCACCAGTAATCTGTATGAAAAAAGAGTTGATAGCACTATGACATTTATTCAAGTTTACAAGCCGGAAGAACCACAAAGAAAATACTTTGTAAATGGCTCGGCCTTCGTAAAGTTGTATAAATAACTGTACCCACCTTAGGGCTGTTTGATGCTACGGTATAAGGCGTCCGTGTAATTACACCTCCGACACGATAGTTTGGACCAGTATAAGGTAAGCTGGAAGTTATGCCTTCGGGGTAACATTTTTTTAACTTGCTTTTAAAGGAGAACTTTATGACAACATTAAGATTCACACATCTATACCCTTCCGTTGTTGGCTTTGACCGACTACTTGACACATTTGATACCATGCTAACGGAAAAACCTACCACTTTCCCTCCACACAACATTGTTAAAGTTGATGATAATAATTATCTCGTTGAACTTGCTGTTGCTGGATTCAATGAAAGTGAAATCACTATTGAGGTGTTGAAAAATACTTTGACTATCAAAGGCGAAAAAGGCCTTGATGACACCAGAAACTATCTACATCGTGGTATTGGCACACGTTCGTTTAAGAAAACTGTAACGTTGGCTGATACTGTGCAAGTTGATGGTGCAAGTTTGGATAATGGTGTTCTTACAGTAAAACTTATCAATATTGTACCAGTTGAAAAACAACCGGTTAAAATTGCTATCAATACAGTAAGTAAACCACAATTACTCCAAGAAAAAGTTTAATTATTACCTGAAAAATCTGCCTTCTTGTGTTATAATAAGCACTTGAAGGCAGAAAGTAAACTATGAAAATTGCTCTAGCATCCGACGTACACCTTGAATTTGGTGAAATATCTTTTGAGAATACCGAGAACGCTGATGTTCTTATTCTCTCTGGAGATATTTGTGTGGCCGCAGACTTGATGGTAAAAGATGATATTGGATTCTTTGATAAAAATGTTCGCTCTGAAAAATATCATAAATTCTTTCAAGAATGTGGTGAAAGATTTCCGCATGTCATTTATATTATGGGGAACCATGAACACTATAACGGTGATTATCGGAACACTATTACAACTTTGCGTGATAGGCTGTCTTATATACGCAATCTCCATATCTTAGACAAAGATACTTTTGTTATTGATGATGTAACATTCATTGGTGGTACTTTGTGGACAGATATGAACAAAGAAGATCCAATCACTCTCATGCAAATGTCGGGTATGATGAATGACTTCCGTTGTGTTCAAAATAGTAATCGGGTAACAACCTTCAAAGATGAAGATGGTAAATTCCATGAACGCAAAAGTCGTTTCACACCAGAAGATGCTGTGGAAGACCATAAACAAATGATGGATTATATTCGCATTATGATTGAAGGCAAGTTTGACCAAAAGTTTGTTGTCGTTGGGCATCATTCACCTAGCAAACAGTCAACACATCCTCGGTATAAAGAAGAAGTGATTATGAATGGTGGTTATAGTTCCGATTTGAATGATTTCATTATGGATCATCCACAAATTAAACTATGGACTCATGGGCATACACATGAAGACTTTGATTACATGATTGGTAGCACAAGAATTGTTTGTAATCCACGTGGTTACATTCGTTACGAAACCCGTGCTGATAGATTTGAACTTAAATTTTTGGAGATTTGATATGAAACCAGGTGCTAATTTTAAAATTAATCGTAGTGTTAAACGCCGTATGGCTACTATCGTTAATTCATTTGAAAGGCATTCGTATAAGAATGCAATGATTCATGCACAACTTGTTGGTAATAAACCTGTTGTGCATGAAAAGAAACAAAAGAATAAAATTGAACAAGTTTAATACCGCTCACATGGAAGCGGCTGAAGTTTACGCTAAGTTATCTTCAGCCCGCCGCTTGAAAGTTGGTTGTGTTATTGTAAAAGATAACACAATCATAGGTATTGGCTACAATGGTATGCCTTCTGGTTGGGATAATAACTGCGAAGATAAAGAATATATGGACCGAACGGCGGGTGGTTGGTTGTCACCTGAAGAAATTAAAGAACAGTGGCCATGGAGTGAACAACAGTTACCAAAAACTGAAGACCTTCCATGGCTTCGTTATAAGTTAAAAACTAAACCTGAAGTGCTTCATGCTGAGACAAACGCACTTGCAAAGGTAGCAAAGTCAACCAATTCAAGTGATGATGCAACATTATACGTGACACATGCGCCGTGTTTAGATTGTGCTAAATTGATTTATCAATCGGGCATTAATAGTGTATTTTATCGTAACACGTATAGAGATAACCAAGGCATTGATTTTTTGATTAAGTGTAATGTCGGAGTGAATAGAATATGAGTAAAATTTATACATCGCAAGTTATTGAAATCTGTGAAAACGGAGATGCAATAATTGAATTGCCTAAAGAACTTATGGAAGATATGGGTTGGAAAACAAACGACCTGTTAGACATTGACTATGTTAATGGCGAACTTATCATTAAAAAGATTGAAGAAACACGTATGAAAAGATACTGGAGAATCTTCAAATCTTTTTTTCAAAAAACTAAATAAAACAACCGCGGGATAGTAAAACGGTATTACGGAGGACTCATAATCCTCAGTTCTTGGTTCGATTCCAGGTCCCGCAACCAATAGGATATATTATGACTGATATGAATAAAGACGTTAATATTTTTATTGACGCATGTGACCAAGTACCATCTCTGGAGAATATTAGTCTCTACCGAAATCTTATTGTAGAAGAATTTTGGGAATTCAAAGATGCTAATCAGAAAGATGATTTGGTAGAAGAATTAGATGCTTGCATGGACATGATTTGGGTGATACTTGG